CATGAAAAACGCGGGGTTTGAGCCACTCTACACCGCCTTACCACAGCGCGAATGGCAAGGGCTGACGGATGAAGAAGTAGAGAATGAGGTTGCGCGGATACTTGTGACGCTGACAGAAGACATATGGCCTATTGCACTTAGCCGCGCCATCGAAGCCAAGCTAAAGGAGAAGAACGCATGACACAAGTATGTTTCACTGATGCGGGGTTTCCCCCTAACATTGTTATATCGGTCGGGATAGACCAATGGCGCACCAATGTATTTACAGCAGACGATGTGGTGTTTGGTGAATTGTCCTCGCAAGTAATACCAGTGGTGGCAAGGATGTTCCCGGCGTGGCAGTTTGTTGTAACCACTGTCCACATGGAAGGGCCGGGTGTTAAACGCAAGGTCTACCCAACATGGATAACGGTATCGGAGAAAGGTGTTAGTCGGGGCAAGATAAACATCAGGCACCCATGGCGGTATAGCGAGGACTTGGTGTTCGAGAACCCGCGTATCCACAGAGCTATGCAGCGGAAAGGGCGCAAGACCACAACCAAACCGAGCGTAGCGATACAGATTGTTAAGCAGTACTTTACAGACCCGCCCATTACAGAAACTATAGAGGTTGTAACTAGGCAGATGAGGGTAAACGCAAACCAACATAAGGTTACGTTTGGTGCGATGAGAGACCTAGAGTACATGAAGCTTGTAGGGCTAGTGCAATCTTACGTTGAGGAAAACTTACTAGAGATTGCAAAGCAAGTGCCCGCAGTGAACACTAACTTCGACTTGCCCGCGTATTTAAATCTTGTTGAGGATACAAAAATATCGGTGTCTGTGATGGACGTTCCGACCAATTCTGCGTTGACAGTCATGCTGCACGGTGATAAATATGTGTTACAGAGAAGTAATATGCCGATCTTTGCGCTGACCTCAGAGCACTTACCGGAGCAGGTTCGTATGGCGGTAGGGTTACTCAAGCTAATAGAGGACGGTCAGTTCGTGCGTGACGTAGGGTACAGGCACAAGGCAGATCAATTCTTAGTTGTTTACGGTGGGCCATTTGACGAGGAGATAGCATGCAAAACTTTAAATTAAAACTTATTGACCAGAAAGAGCTGCCGAAGAAAGAAGAACCCAAGCTGGATAAAGCCACGACGATTCTTGATGATCGGTTTGACTACACACCCGCAGTGTCAACCGATTTAGCTGCACGGTTCAAGGCTATGGGGTTCAAGGCCAAGCCCAAGAAGCCCCGGTTTGGAAAATGAAGGGGGAAAACTTAGGCAACCAGCACTCGCGTACCCTTAAAGAGGGTCAGCTAACCCCGAGGCAAGACTTGGTGATGCGGCTCTTAGCGCAAGGGCTGCGCAGTAGGGAGGTTGCGGCGCGGTTAAAAGTTACACCCAATACCATAGCAAGCGTCATATCAAGTGTCTGTCTAAACATGGGTACGAATACATTGGCGCAGTCTATGGCTGTGTGGGCAGTTGCAGATTATTTAGAAGCTAACGAGGAAGAGGAATGAGCATCAGACGACGGGCTATCCGCCTAGCTAACGCATTAGAAGAAGCACCACGCACAGAGAACGACCTTGAGACAGCGGCAATACTACGCCAGCTCGTACGAGTGCATGAGGTAGCGCATGAGGTGGTACTGGCAAAGACACACGAGGCAAGCAAAGCAGCTTATTGTGAGCTTGTAGACTTAGTAAAGGGGAAAGCAGAATGAAAGCGTTTCCAAACATGGCGGGTCAGCAGGGCATGGACTTGCGCGATTACTTTGCGGCGAAGGCGATGCAAGCTTACTTAACTGGCGATTACGATCTGTACCCAAACGAAGTAGCGGAAAAAGCGTATCAGGTGGCTGATTGGATGATAAAGACGAGGAAAGCCAAATGAAAGATTATTCAAACTACGAAACACAACGAAGCATTTTGATTGAGTACCTGCAAGTAATGATTGCGCGATGCGATTGGCATGGAGTAGCTGACGTAGCCATGGACTTGCGCGAAATGGAAGCCGAACGCCGCACGATGAAGGAGAAAAACACATGAGCGAAATACGTACAGCACGACAAAGCATTATCGACTTCCTTGAGAAGAACAAAGAACTGATGGGCGGCATCGAAGTGGTGCAGACAATAGACGGTCGAACCATAAATCTGAGCGATATGACTGACGAAGAAGCAGCAGAAGCGGCTGACATTCTTATGGTTGCAGGTACGCCAACACGTCTAGGCTCGTTAGCAAAATGAAGGCGGCTGAAGCTATGGCTGTGGCTTTCGCTATGTGCGTGGCGTTGTTCTCCATTTACTTTGGTACGAAGGCTGTGACGATGGAGCCGGGAGCACGAAGGCCGCTATGTGGCGTGGCTGAGATTAGCCCTGACATTACGCCGGAAGAACGTAAGAATTGCAGAGAGATGAGGAGACGTTCTCTATGACAGAACAGAAAGTAAGACGGGGGCGTGGACCCGGCAAGCAACCACGACAAGGCATCACGAGCGTGCGCATACCAGTGTACGTTCTTGATTATTACCGTCAGAACTTCGACAACAGCACAGCAAAGATGCGCGAGGTTCTGGTTAACTATGCAGTAGATAAAGGAGCTAACAATGGTAAAGAAAGTGAAGAAGGTATTGAGTCCTGAAGCGTTGGAAACTTTACGACGCACCGCAGCATACGCACGACAGGTTCGTCAGGAGAAACGCAAAGAGCGAGAGCTACGGGGTGAGGCGCATCCATACACACCGCCTAAGCGTAGAAAGAAGAGAACACCTACGACTAAGCAACAAGTCTTGAAGTGGGATGAGATCAAGATGCCGATACAGCAAACTATGAAGATGGTGCAAGCGGTTACAAGCGGTAAGTCTGTTCTGTACGCGGACATCCCTCAAGTTACACACTACGCTGCGGCTGACATGGTTAACAACCCTGCGCATTACAAAGTAGGCGGTATCGAGACTATCGACTTCATCGAGGCTAAAGGTCTGTCGTATAACTTGGGCAATGTGGTTAAGTACGTGACTCGTGCCGGGCACAAAGGCAACCGTAAGGAAGACCTTGAGAAAGCACGTTGGTATCTAACCCGAGAGATCGAAGCATCGTAAGGAGATGGTATGTCTGGTACGCCTGAGAGTAAGGTCAAGTTGGCTGTCGTTAAATTGCTTAAGCAATACGGCGTGTATTTCTTTTTCCCCGCAACTCACGGGTACGGACGCTCAGGTGTGCCAGACATCATCTGTTGTATCGACGGTAAGTTTTTAGCTATCGAGTGTAAGGCTGGAAAGAACGAGCCCACCGCACTGCAACTACGAGAAATAAATCAAATACAAGCAGCGGGTGGTATGGCAATGGTAGTCAGAGAAGACCTAACATTGTTAGAATTTTTATTGAAGGAGCTAACGCATGAGTGAAGAATTAAGTGAAGGGGTGCAGCTATTACTGCAACGGATGGAGTCACACCCAGATGAGTTTGACTTAGATCGTGGTAAGTGGGCATCAGAGTTAAACGTCGTCTACGCACGAGTATCAGGAAAAACACCGCCGCAACGTGCTGAGCCTTGGCTGTCTACTGCGGAAGTGGAAGCACTATGGAATAAGTACGTAGAGATAAAGCAGAGAGACTTTCACGGCCACGTGATGAAAAAGCTGTTTGATGACGAGGAAGAACGTCCGTTGGATGCGTATGGATTGTCGTTAGGTAAGCAAAGGTTGCAAGGCACCGTAAAACCCGGCACGTGGGTGAACGTAGCGAATCAAACTTCAAGTACGCCAATAACGCTACAAGGCAACACCACAGTGCAAGGCACATTCGACGCTGAACCTTCACCTTCGTTCGTACAGAAAATTAAAAAAGAACTGGGCCTATGAAAATAATTGCACTCGACTTCGAGACGTACTACGACAAAGAGTACAGCCTCAGCAAGATGACTACTGAGGAGTACATACGAGATGAACGATTTGAAACTATAGGGGTGGGGGTAAAAGAAGATGGAAAAGATGCCGTGTGGGTGGCAGGTACACGAGACAAGATCAAGGCGTTTCTGGATTCGCTCAACTTATCTGAGCATCTGGTACTCGCTCATAACGCTATGTTTGATGCCGCTATTCTTAATTGGCGTTTTGACATTCGCCCTCGGGGTTGGCTTGACACGCTTAGCATGGCGCGTGCTGTGGTGGGCACCCACACCCCCCTCCGTCTTGCGGCACTTGCGGAATATTTCGGTATTGGAGAAAAAGGGGAAGAGGTAAAGCGCGCCGAAGGTAAACGCCGCACGGACTTTACGACGGTAGACTTAGCTGCGTATGGCGAGTACTGCAAGAACGACTGCACCCTGACGCTGGAGTTATTTAAGGTGCTGTCACAAGGGTTCAACAAGGATGAGCTAAAGCTGATTGACCTGACCATCCGGATGTTCTCGGAACCGGTGCTGGAGTTGTCGCCAACTAATTTGTACGCACACCTGAAATACATACAGAAAGAGAAACAGGCTTTGCTTGATGCGGTAACTATGGTGGATAAAGATCAGCTGATGTCTAACGACAAACTGGCTGCAACACTAAAGCTACTCCACGTGATACCGCCCACCAAGATAAGCCCGGCTACAGGTAAGGAGACCTACGCGTTTGCAAAGAGTGACGAGGCGTTCAAGGCACTGCTGGAACACGAGGACCCAAAGGTGCAAGCTATTGTGGCTGCTAGGCTAGGTGTTAAGTCTACGTTGGAAGAGACTCGCACTCAGCGGTTTATTGAGATTGCTGGGCGTGGCACGTTGCCTATTCCCTTGCGGTACTACGCTGCACATACCGGGCGTTGGGGTGGGGATGACAAAGTAAACATGCAGAACCTGCCGCGCAGTTCCCCGCTGAAGCATACTATCTACGCCCCAGACGGCTACATGATGATTGACGCAGACTCGTCGCAGATTGAAGCGCGGACACTGGCGTGGCTGGCGGAGCAGGATGACTTGGTCGATGCGTTCGAGCGAGGTGAAGATGTGTACAAAAAGATGGCGTCAGCTATCTACAGCAAGCCCGAGAGCGACATTACCAAAGAGGAAAGGTTTGTTGGAAAGACAACAATCCTCGGGGCGGGGTATGGGATGGGCGCGGCTAAGTTCCAGACTCAGCTAAAGAACTTCGGCGTTGCGCTCCCGCTGGAGGAGTGTCAGCGCATCATCAGCGTGTACCGGGAGACCTACCCTATGATTCCGGCATTCTGGAAAAAGGCTGGCGATGCCCTTGGAACTATCATGAGCAATCAGG